CAGTTTGTGAGAACGTACTCAGGATTAGTTGCTGACTCTGTTGCACCAGATGGTGAGATGGTCAAGATTGTGTTGCCTGTGCCTACGCATGATGCGAGGATTGCTTCAACTTCGGTTGCGCCATATGACAAGAAGAAAGTGATTGACACGTCCACTGTCTGGAGGCCACCAGTAAACCGATGACCAGTGTCACCGAATGCCGTTGATTCAAGGGAGTCTTGACCAATGGTAATCATGCAAGCATTGGCTTGGTCTGACAAGTCAGTTGTGGTTGCACCTTGGGTGATTCCGATAGTCGCGTTGGATAGGAATGTTTGTGTTGCCATTGGTGGCTCCTTTTTCTAGTTGCGCCGTACTGCTACGGCAACGGTCATGTCATAGCAGGGAAGCATCTGTTCGCCGTATGAAGCGAGAGATGGCCTTCCATCCACTATGGCGATTGGTGAGTTCATAATTGTGTCGACGGTTGTCATCAAGTAATCTCCGCTATCTTGATTTCCGGGTGGCCCAGCAAGAACGCGAATAACTAGCCGAATATCGCCCACGTTGTATGTGAAGGCATCGAGCGTTGGAAGTTCAATCATTACTGATAGTGGTCGCGCGTTGCGTGGGTCTGTGACTGGTTTCAAGCCCAAAGTCGTCAGTGCGGTCTTAGTGGCGTTCACTGCCTCATAGAGAATGCCTGTTGCAGCCATTAGGCAACCTGTGGCCTTCCGCAACCAAGCAGCTGCATAATCTGACCGAGAGACATGGTGGGGGTACCCATGCCCATTGAGTCAAAAGATGCGTAGCCGTCAACAGCGCCACGAGAGCGATATTGGGTGGCTGCATACATGATTGTTCCTAGTTTGGCTGCGCCGTCAGGAGCGGTTGTAAGGCTGTCTGTGTAGCCAGCCTCTCTACGCTTGCGGAATGCCCAACTGTTAGCCGCTGAGACGCATACAGCAATGAATGCGGTGTCGTTAGTGGTAGCAACTTCGATGCCTAACCAACTGGTTACGTCGGCTGAGGTAATCCACGAGCAAGTAGGCGTGTAAGTGACAGTTCCGGTGGCAACGCTTCGTTCAAGGTTGTCGCCTGCACTGACGTATATGAACTGGTTTTCCATAATGACGTCATAGTCAAAAAGCAAGTCGCCTTCGTCTGAAACGCCAATGAAGTCGTAAGGCTCGGTAGAAACCACAGTGTGTGTGCCGTTGAAGTTGTGAGCGGCTCCTGCGATAACTACCGAGTCTTGTGACTGAATGTCTGTGTCAACGAAAGTCTGCATGATGGCATAATTGTCTAGTCTCGTATGAAATGCGAGGTTGTAAACAGCCATGGTCTTGCAGTCTTTCTAGTTCGCTTAAATTAAGCGAATGCAGCCTTGACAAACTTGGTGTTGTCAATCATTAGCGCTGCAAAGTAGCCCCTGAACGCCAGTGTACGTGAGAGCGTCGATGGTGAGTCGATACTTATGGCCCCTTTTTGCTGCTCGAACAGTTCGTAGCCTGTTGCGTCACCGATGATGAGCGTTCCAGCTGCAAAGTTGCGGTCAACAACAACAGACAAACCAAAAGCGTTTCCGCCGTACTGGTTTACACCAAGGTCACCAACTGCGTTCATTGGCCCAACTTGTGGGAACAAAGGACGCTTTGTGGTGTCGGACAAGGCAAGAAGGCCTTCCCAGATATCAGCGCTGACAAACAAGTGGCCCGGAAGGTTTCCGTTTGACGAACTGAGGATTGTGGAGGCTGCGCCACCGACCCAGCCTGTCCAGTATGAAGGGTCAGCAAATGATGCGTTTGCGAATGCGCGTGTAACTGATGCACCTGACGCAAGCGTGTCGGCTGCGTAGTTGTCGGTTGCGTTGGCGTAGATACGACCCATGTCGTCAAGAACGACTGACAAGATTGCAGGGTCTGACCAGTCGATATCGGCTTCGCTGATATTCACATATCCACCAAAAATTTGCTTGGTGACTTGGTTGTTGAAAACAACAAGGGTGCCTTGCGATGGTGACTGTTCAGCAATACTTGCGCCAATAGTCACATGAGTCGTCACCTCAGGGCGAATGAAGACCTTGCCACCAGCAGGGAGTGCGCGTACACCAACTGCGTCAACTACTGGGCGACGACCAATGAAGTTGTTGTAAACAGGTGAGATGATTGGTGTTGGCAAAAGTCCCGGAGTGTCGGTTGTGACGATGTCTGGTGCAGCTGCACGAAGTGCATCGCTCATTCCGCGCCATTGGTCGCCACCTGAGATAGCTGCTGAAAGGTACTCAACAGCGGTTGGAAGTTTTACTTCACGTCGTGCGGTTGCGTAAATGGGTGTTGTTGGAATGATTGGAGCCTCGGCCTCAACCACTGGGTTTTCTTGTGTTGCCACTTCTGGTTCCTCCTCGGAATCTGTTGGGGTGGGTTCGGTTGCATCTTCTGGTTCTGATGCAGCGATTTCTGTAATGACAGCATCTTTGAATGCTGGCTGTGCGACAAGACTGATTTCTACAAGGTCTGCTTTTGAAACAACCATGACGCCGTTCTTGTCGTACTTAAACTTTGTTGGGACAGCACCAACGCTCACCGAATCGTACGCGCCTGCTTTTACGAGTTCGATGGCGTCGGCAGCTGCGCCCGTCTTTGCGAACGTGGCGGTAAATCCAAGTCCTTCGGGCATATCAGCGAGTGATGTGACGACTCCGCGCAATTGGCTCATGTCGTGATTTTCAAGCAACTTTGGGTTTTTCATGTCAAGGTCGAAAGCGCCACGAGAGAAAGAAACTTTGGTGCCGTCCATAACCGTTGCTGATACTGGGGCCCAAGGGACTGCAATTCCAGTAATGGTTTTAGGAGCATCTTCGCCGGCGGATGCGTCGAGAGTGATGGGGACATTTACAAAGTGAATCATGATTGGCTTTCTTCTGATACGTCAACGACTGGTTCAACCATGACGTCGTCCATTTCTTCTTCTAGATAATTTTCAATGTCGTATTTGACATAACGATTGCGTGGCAAAACATTGGAGGCCGAAAGTGTTTGCTGAATGCACTCAATAAATGGCTTGGCTCCATACAGATACAACTGGCGGTTTGAGTCCTGCACGTTTGTGTAGGTCAAGCCTGAACCTTCTTGCGGTGCCGAAACAAGGTAGGCAGGAATGTTGGACACACGAGCAATTTCCAAAGACTGATACTTGCGCTGTTCAGCGACTACTTCTGCTGGTGAAACGCTGAACTCTTTAAACTCAACATAATCATTCAACGCGCCAATAGCGTTTTGACGACGCATCGCCGACCATGCAGCCGCAATCTCACTAAGGCTGTCAGAGTCAAGAGTCTCGCCACCTTTTTGCTGTAAATATCCGGGAACGGTTTCCAAAGTTGCGTAACGGTCAGCGGCTTGGTCGAGGTGAGTTGCTATTGACAAAGCGCGAGCGCCTTGATATAGCAGTCCTTGAATGGGAGACAAGAACTGAATGACGTCGTTAACGTCGCCAATTTGAATCCCATTAAATTCAACAATGTCAGAGGGGCCAAACCATTGAGGCCCAGTTTGGTTTGGAGTTGTCACCATTGCAGCTGGTAGCCAAGTAAATGATGCTGGCAAGCCTGTTGAGTAACGGGAAGTTACAAAAGCAAAAGCGCGTCCGTAAAAGAAAAGGTCACTGAAGATATTTGAGTAAAAAAAGTTGCGCGTGACTTTCGGGTCTGGCTGTTCCATCCACGGTTCCAACGGAAGATAAATTTCTTCGTAGCGTTCGCCTGTCCACTGCTTTGAATAGTGGCGCATCTCTAAGCAGCCAATCATGGAAGCCAAAAGGTCTTTCGAGCGTGACACTGTCGGGTTCTGCAATGCCCGTTGTTCGGCTGCGCCTGTGGTATAAGCAAGGAAGTCGTTAATCTGTGCAGCTCCAGCGCCAGCTGCAGCCTTTACGGACGGCGAACTAATCTGAGCCGTTGTAACTTTTGGAGTGAAGAATCCCACGGGCGGAGTCTTACACAAACAAGTTGCATTTGCAACTACCTTGCTGAACCCATCATTGCCCGACCAGATTGAGTTGGTCGAGACACCAGCGAAGCAGCTGCCACAAGGCACCGAGCGCATTCGATAGGGCCCGGACTTTTCTGAGAACTAAGCACCACAGCGCCATTGGCTTTGACAAGCGTTGCGCGGTTGACGTGCTCTGCCAGCATCTCTTCACCAGTGTGCAGAAGCCTGCCCTCATTGATCATCGACTTGACTAGACCTGTGTACTTAATCATTTCGGCATAGCCCCAAAGAGAGCGCCGACGGATTAATGGCTCAGGGGTGTGAAGGTCAAGCGTTGGGGTAATCGCCAATTTTAGTTTGGGGTCTTCCATTAGACGCTCGATGTGTCGCCACATTTGACGGTTCGTTTCGCAAGTAAAAGCAACGCTGGCAACAATGTCGCCGTCACTGTTAAGGCCACAAAGAATGCCAACATATTTTGAATCATCAACAGAACTATCCACAGCCAACACCGAATTGACACCAGTCAGCGTTTGGTTTGTGGTATAACGCTTTGCCCATTCTCCCGGATTTATCCATGAATTAGCGGCAGCCACCCAAAGATTGCAATGCGCTCGAAGGTACTGCGAACGGTCAGGAGCTGCAGCTGCACTTTCCAAACCCTTCATAGTTATTGTCCGCCCAAGGGCTGGGTTGGCATAACCCCAATACTGCTGGTCGTCAGGAGACACGCCAGTGGGCAAAGACCATTCAGCCATGAACAAGTCAGAGCGTTCGCCCGAGTCAATAACACCCAAGGCTTGCTCGCGCAATTTTAAGAACGCCCGTGACGACTCGTCGCCGGCAGTGGAGACAAGAAACGCCAGTGGTGATGGCACAGCAATTTGAGATGGCTTCAATGCCCCAAAGTATGTGGCTTCACTGATTGCCCAAAGTTCGTCAACAATCAGAATGTCCCAAGTGCCACCATGCTTTTTGCCTGTCGCGCTATTGACTTTATAAACAGACCCATCGAGCATCTTGACCTGATGACGCCCATAGGCCCACGTCACCTTTGCTAGTCCAGACTCTTCGAGCAGTTCAAAGACTTCGCGCAAGTCCTCAAACACTTCCGTTGCCAGACCCAGTTCGTGAGCCGTTGACAT